TTGACGACAAAGAAGATGAAGCAGGATTAATCACATTACCGGTGATGCTGGGACTTGGTCAACAAAAGAAAAAATGGATGCTACAGTTCCCTGACGAACGCTATGCACAAAAGTGGGCGTTCAAACATAAAAACGTAGCAACAATTTTGTGGCCTGAAGGACATAATTTAGAAAAAGACGTTACCGAAGGCATGGGTAGAGGGGTCGACGCCAAGGGTCGCACACAATCTCAATGGATACAAATGGTCAAAGCCAAGTTTCCAGATGGTAAAATGATTCAGGCCAAAATGCCCGATGGCCCTGTGCAGGTAACTTTGCCCGATGGCAGAAAACTAGGATGGAAAAAAGTAGAACAGGATGTAACAGAAGGACAAGATAGTAACGAAATTGGTCCAGGATGGAAAACAGAACACGGTATTGTTGATCGAGTTGAAGGAAACTCTGTTATAGTAAAAACGTCACAGGGCATGATGGGAGTAAACATTCGCGATATAAAAACAGCAGAGGCACCAGAGCAAGGCATGACAGAATCCGCAGAACTCAACACCATGCTGAAGTATGCTGGTGTTCCGGTTAAAGAAAGCGTGTTGACAGATTCGACCGGCAGCACATTTGAACACATCAAAGACACATTCCGTCGTGACATCAAAGACTTTACTCAAAATGGTGGCATGAGTGAAGACCTGTATCATGCATTGTATGATTACTACTTTGATGACATGCCATATGGTACAAAGAAAGCTCGTGACGGCGACCCGTACGAATGGATCTCAGACCGTTTTGCTGATGACATTGGCCTGGACGAAGGATGGAAGGGTGCAATTGCAGGTGGCCTAGCAGGTGGCGCACTGGGCAGCGTAGTACCGGGTCTTGGTACATTGGCTGGCACAGCCCTTGGTGCCTACGCTGGTCATAAACTGGGAGACGAAGGATTTAAAGATCCAGACGCAGCATACAAACAAGCACAGAAACTCAAACAGACACCACCCGTGGCCGAAGGTCCAGTTGGCAGTGTATTAGGCGGCCTTGCCGGAGCAGCACTTACCAAAACACCCGGTGGTGCAATGGCCGGTGCGAAACTGGGCAGTGCTGTGGGAGATGCAGTATTTGGCAGCAAAGAAACAGACGAAGGTCAGCACACACAGCATGGTATGGATGCCAATACGGGCCGTGATGATTACAAAGATGAAAAATTTGCAGACATCGAGCCAATGAGTTTTGCGCAAGACCCAATTCAAGCAACCACAGACCGTGCTCTCAAGTACAGCGCACAAGGCGTAAACAAACTGCGCGATCTGTTCCGCGAAGACGAACAAGCTGTAGTTGAGAATCAGGATAAATTTTCGGCCTTGAGCGGCCAATACGGACATTCGGGCAAACTGCAAAAGTTTGATGATGTTGAGCAGGATGTGCTGGCCAGACTCAAACAACTGTCAGGAATGATTAAGACCGTGTAAATTTGTCATTAGAACAACCGCGTCATAAATACTCTTGACGCTAACACTAAAAGCGTGTACACTACATCAGTGCATACGCTTTTTTCTTTAGTATCACAGGCAACTTTAAAAACATTTTACAACACTTTGAAAGGCAATTAAAATGGCAACATCACTAGCAGAAATCCGAGCAAGACTCGCAGCATCCGAAGGTAACAACAAAGGTGGTTCATCCACTGGTGGCGATAATGCAATTTATCCACACTGGAACATGGAAGAAGGATCATCAACTACACTCCGCTTCCTCCCCGACGGCAACACCAAAAACACATTCTTTTGGCAAGAACGAGCAATGATTCGTTTGCCATTCAATGGCATCAAAGGTGAAATGGAATCCAAACAGGTATATGTGCAGATTCCCTGTATGGAAATGTGGCAAGAAACTTGTCCAGTTCTCACTGAAGTTCGCGGTTGGTTCAAAGACAAAAGTCTTGAAGATATGGGCCGTAAGTACTGGAAAAAACGCAGTTACATCTTCCAAGGCTTCGTGCGTGAAAACCCAATGGCCGATGAGAAAACTCCTGCAAATCCAATTCGTAGATTCATCATTGGTCCACAACTGTTCACCATTATCAAAGGTGCGCTGATGGATCCAGAACTGGAAGAAATGCCAACTGACATGTTGCGTGGTTTGGATTTCCGTATCACAAAAACATCCAAAGGTGGATATGCTGACTACAACACATCAAAATGGGCTCGCAAAGAATCAGCCCTGACTGAAGAAGAACAAGCAGCTATCGAAACACACGGTCTGTGGGATCTGAGCACATTCTTACCCAAGAAACCAGATGCGGCTGCTGTCAAGGTGATCAAAGAAATGTTTGAAGCCAGTGTTGACGGCCAAGCCTACGATGCCGAGCGTTGGAGTGCGTATTTCCGCCCAGCAGGTGTGTCTGCACCAGCAGGCAGCTCTGACTCAGCACCGGCTGCTCACACAGCACCTGCTGTAAAAGCAGCACCTGTTGCAGAATCAGACTTTGATGACGATGTTGAGGTAGCAGAAAAATCTTTTGCTGCCGAACCTGTTGCTGCTCCAAAATCAACACAGAAAGCCGAAGACATTTTGGCCATGATTCGAGCCCGTCAACAGAAGTAATAGTTGATAACCAAGTGCATTGATTACAGAAATGGAGGCATGGGCAATACTATTTTGTCCCATGTCCTCTTTTCTTGCAGCAAAGTTAACTTAGATTTGAATAATTTTTTTTCAGAATCTGGTAATAGTCACAAAATTTATAACCTCAACACTTTCGAACTCAGTGCAAAACATCTGCTAGAATACCCAGATGCAAATGCAAACTGTGTTTTACAAATGGAATCCGACGGATGGTTTTTTATTTTGCAATACAGGTTTTCGTATTACAAGTGGTTTAATGACGTACCTACTATCAGTAACTGGAATAAATTTTTTAAACACATAGTCGAAGTTGAGCAAAATCAAATATGGCAGGATTTTTATTCAGACATCAAAGACGAGTCATGGCCAGAATGTGAAACATTTGAAAAAATTGATTCACTGCCAGACTACATTTCTTCTGAAATAAAACAACTGTATTGTCCACCTGTTACTGAAATTAACACAGATGATCAATTGCTTGAGTTTTTAGCAATTACTTATTTTGATAGTATATCAAAAGTTAACAAGTTTGCATTTGATGCGCCAGTTTATCAGTTAAGCGACTATTTTGATTATAAAATACAACCATTGATTGATCTTTCTAAAATGTTGAATTGGCAATGGAATGATCAGTTGAGCAAACAATTTTATAATCAAATGTTAAGAGCAAATGCTACACACATGGCATGGATAGACATAATTAAACAATATCATGATTCTATAGTTTCTGATATTGTTTGTCCCGTAAATTTAGATTTATGGGAAAGAGCATTACTTATTGCAAAAGTTTGTCAAACATTGACTCGCGACCCAAGAACCCTGAAATGGCAAAACAATGGTCGTATTCTAGAGCATGATAGTGCTACACTAATTAAATTATTACAAGGTTAAACATGGCAAAACCATTTGACATATCAAAGTTCCGCAAGGACATCACAAAAAGCATCCAGGGACTCAGCATTGGATTTAACGATCCCACAGACTGGATCAGCACCGGCAACTATGCACTAAACTATCTTATCAGTGGAGACTTCAACAAAGGTATTCCGCTGGGTAAAGTAACAGTGTTTGCTGGTGAAAGTGGCGCTGGCAAGAGTTATATCTGTAGCGGCAACATTGTAAAGAACGCACAAGATCAAGGCATCTTTGTTATTCTTGTTGACACAGAAAACGCACTCGACGAAGCATGGCTACACGCATTGGGCGTTGACACAGGTCCAGATAAGCTGCTCAAACTCAACATGAGTATGATCGACGACGTTGCCAAAGCAATCTCCACATTCATGACAGACTACAAAGCATTGCCAGAAAGCGAACGCATGAAAGTGCTGTGGGTCATTGACTCATTGGGCATGTTGCTGACTCCCACTGATGTTAATCAGTTTGAAGCAGGTGACATGAAGGGCGACATGGGTCGTAAACCCAAAGCACTGACAAGTCTTGTTCGTAACTCTGTCAACATGTTTGGCAGTTACAATGTGGGTCTGGTTTGTACTAATCACACCTACGCTAGCCAAGACATGTTTGATCCAGATGACAAGATATCAGGTGGCCAGGGCTTCATCTACGCCAGCAGTATTGTAGTTGCCATGAAGAAAATGAAACTCAAAGAAGATGAAGATGGCAACAAGATTACCGATGTCATGGGCATTCGAGCCGGTTGTAAAGTGATGAAAACACGCTATGCCAAACCATTTGAAGGTATGCAGGTCAAAATCCCTTACTCCACTGGTATGAGTCCGCATTCGGGCCTGGTTGACCTGGCAGAGAAGAAAGAGATTCTCAAGAAAGAAGGCAACAGTTTGGTACTTGTTACCAGCGACGGCGAAATTATCAAACAGTTCCGTAAAAAGTGGGAAGCCAACGAAGGCGGCTGTTTGGATAAACTGATGGCAGACTTTGCCAATCAGAAAGAAGAAAAACCAGTACTCGAAACAACAACAGAGGAATAAAAATGTCAGTGGATCTATCAAGTGAAATTTGGAATGAACTAAAACGATACATCAACACTGTTGATCGTACTGAAGCAGCAGAAGTGTTGGTTTCTGTACTGGTTGACAATGATGTTGCCCCGGACGAAATTCGTGCCACATTCAAAGGCGACACGGATGTCAAGGCAGCGTTGGCTGCATATATCAAAGATCTTGACGACGAGCCCGAGGAAGAAGACTTTGATGAAGATGATGATGTCGAGTCCGAGTACGAAGATTAATCATGTGGCTCAGTCGTGTCACTAGTGATCTGGGAGCAATCCCAGATTTTATTGCTCACTTTGAACAAGAACTCACTGCTGCCCGCCGTGATTGTGCCATTGGCGGCATGGTTGAAAGAAATATCTCAGCACTGCCTGGCATTACAGAACATAGATTTAATCAGCTTCAAGAAATCGAAGCTGTGTTAAATCACCTCAACATACAGTTGCGCAAGATTCGTCGAAAACATTTTCAAAAATATCTCGAAGCATATGCCAGAGCATTGACCAGCAGAGATGCTGAAAAATATGTGGATGGCGAGGACGAAGTGATTGACTTTGAAACCATCATCAACGAAGTGGCCTACTTGAGAAATCGTTACCTGGGTATTATGAAAGCCATGGAAAGTAAAAACTTCATGCTGGGACATGTGGTGAGATTACGGGCTGCCGGAATGGAAGACATACAGCTATGACATTTAGAAACGATCAAGAACGTCACGAACACAGTTTACAAACTCTCAATACATTGGCCGAGTACGATGACTTTATGGAAAGCATTGGCACACTGGTTGATCTTGGCTGCGGCAGCGGCATGGATTTGGAATGGTGGGCGACCAGAACCACTAGAGAGGATGCGCCGCAACCGTTGAATATTCGTTGCACCGGAATTGACATTGCCAATGCACCGTCGATGTTTAAAAAATATCCAAACATCACGCATCAACTTATTGACTTTGAACAAGTCAACAAGCTACCAAAAAAGACAAAGTTTGATGTGCTGTGGTGTCACGATGCTTTTCAGTATTGTGTTAACCCTTTAGAAACTCTGGGTAAATGGAACAGCATTGCCGAAGATGGAGCCATGTTGGTGATGGCAGTGCCGCAGACCACCAACATGGACATCCGCCAGCTGTCGTTTACACAGCCCAACGGTTGCTATTATCATCACACACTGGTTAGTTTAATTCACATGTTGGCAGTGAACGGGTGGGATTGTAATTCAGGATTTTTTCTAAAGCGTCCAGACGATGATTTTATACATGTGATTGCCTACAAGAGCACTCATGCTCCTATGCCATACAGCACTACCAAATGGTACGAACTGGCGGAAAAAGATCTACTGCCAGAAACAGCAGTGACCAGTATACGGCGCCACGGAATGCTGCGGCAACAAGACCTGGTGTTGTCGTGGATTGATAAAAATTTATCTTGGATGGGGCAACAATAAACGCTCCAGCGGCAAACCAGAGGCAATTTCTTCTGTATACCATTCGGTATGTGCCAGTTGTTCCAACCATGCTGTGCGATCTGGTCTAGCAGGATCGTTGATACGGGACAAATCTAAATTACCCACTGGTGCAGCCAAACTGGTTGCATTGACAAACGCTGGAATACCAGCCAACACTGCCTGTGACCCGGGTCCGCTGTTGTGATTGATCACAGCCCACGCAGTGGCCAAACATCGATCATAGTCAAAGTTATCATAGGTTCCCTGAACCGGGTTGGGCATTTCGATAACACAGCCTGGCACTGCACCTATACGCTGTCTTGGGTGAGGCCGTATAACAATGGGCCGATCTGTATATTCTCTAATTTTACGAGCAGTTTCGGTCAACCAGGCCACAGTGGGCGGCTGTCCGGCCCATTGTTCACTTTCTGAACGCTGTGCTGCAATAACAATATTGTATCCAGTGTTGGTCCAGGGTTTGGCTGTCAGTCGCAGTTTCTCTACTCGTCCTGGTATCAATTCTGCACCATAATACGCAGTGCTGCCAGTTCCGTTCAGCCCTAATTTCCATGTGCTGCCGCGCCGCAGCATGCCCACTTCGGCCACTACGACAGGCCTTCCACTGTTTTTAAATGTTTGCCATATTTCTCGATTATGTTTCATGCGGCCGTGCCACAACTGACTCCAGATCACAGCAACATCTGCTGAACTGTCCATGTTGTTGTGTTCAATGCCCAGCTGGTCAAGGCCTGCTCTAACAGCGTCAAACACCGGCGAACTGTTGAGTGCGCCATATTGGTCAAAAATACTTACTCTCATAATATACTCGGTTAAATATACACTTAGTTATAAGGAAAACAATGAGTCGTAAATTCTCTGTGGTTACTACATTCAACGCATCGGGCTACAAAAAATACGGCAAAAGAATGATCGAAACATTCCTGAACACATGGCCTGCAGAAGTTGACTTGATAGTGTATGCTGAAGATTGCATTGTTACCCAATCTGCACCCAACTTGCGTGTGTTAGATCTGCACCGCGACAGTCCTGAACTAGTGGCATTCAAAACAAAATGGCGCAGTGTTCCCAAAGCCAATGGTGATGTGTCTAATGACCCCACAAGAAACAATCGCAAAGACGCTGCCAAAAGATTCAAATGGAATGCTGTACGCTTTGCTCACAAAGTATATGCTATATTTGCCGCTGCCCATGCTGCAACTGATTGGCTGATATGGATGGATGCTGACACTGTGTGTCATAGTGCCATCACAATGACACAATTGAACAAGTTGTGTCCCACCACAGCTGACATTTGTTTCTTGGGTCGCAATGGCAAGTACTCCGAATGCGGATTGTATGCTATGAATCTGCGTTCTCCTGGTACAGCGGACTTTCTCAAAGAGTTTCAGCGTGTGTACGACGACGCAGAGAACGGAATATTCACCATGAAAGAATGGCACGACAGCTTTGTGTTTGATGTTGTGCGTAAATCAATAACATTGGCACAACACGATTGGAGTAGCCATTTGATTTCGGGCGAAGGCCACCCACTTATAAATTCTGACTGGGGCGCTTATTTGGATCATCTAAAAGGCGATAGAAAAGATTTAGGTCGTAGTAAAGCTAACGATTTAAAAGTTAAAAGAACCGAGGCGTATTGGCAATGAAAATATTCAAGGAGGCTCACAATGTATGAAAGCCACGGATGGTGGTTCCCGGACACCGAAACACACTTTCCACAAATGCTCAACAAGAGTATCAGCAAAGGCGGACCTGCCGAATACCAGTATCAAGTACGCAACAAAAGTTTAACCTATGTTACCCAGTTTAGAACTGGTATAGACATTGGTGCCAATGTAGGCCTATGGAGTCGGTCTCTTGTGAAAAAGTTCGAGCGTGTGATTGCGTTTGAGCCAGTGCCATTGTTTAGAGATTGTTTGCAAAAGAATGTTGCAGGCAACAATTTTGTTATCATGCCAATGGCCTTGGGTGATCAAGACACCACTGCACAAATGACCATAACTGAAGGCAATACCGGACACACTCACATAGATCCTACCAGCATTGGGTCGGGTGATACTACTGTGGTTAAACTAGACAACTTACATATTGACAATGTAGACTATATTAAAATGGACTGTGAAGGGTTTGAGTATCGCGTGATACAAGGCGCAGAACAGACCATCCGACAATGGCGTCCCATTGTGGTTGTGGAGCAAAAGCCACACGACATGTATTCAAAGGAGTATGGTCAATTTGCGGCCATTGACTTGTTAGAATCATTCGGCATGCGCAAGCTAGACCAAGTTAAAGACGATTGGATTATGGGATGGGAATAAAAATTAGATTTTTCAGTGATGCATACAAAAGCAAACGAGCCAGTCACCGACTGCGCGGTGATATAACCTGTCAAGCATTGTTAGAACAAGGTTATGATGCTAAAATTTTAACTGATTGGAGCGAAGTTGACTCAGATACTATTGTTATCTTTTTAAAACACAGTTCAGTAGATAGTATACAACGGGCCCGCGACCTTGGTGCCCGAACAGTTTATGATCTTTGTGACAACAAATTTAATGAAAAACAAGAGTACAAACCTTGTTGCTTAACTGCAGACCTGGTCTCGGTCAACAGTGTTCAAATGGGTGTAAGTGTAAAAACTCATACTGGGAGAGACAGCATTGTGATGCCCGATCCGTTTGAACGTCCTAAACTACCCCCAAAATTTTCTCCGGGGCATGATATTAACTTGTTATGGTTTGGGTCACAGAGTAGTTTTAAGTTTTTGCCCATGATGGAAATATGGCAACGATTGGAAAAAGAAATTTGTAATTACTTGTATACCATGGTCAGTGCCAGGATTGACAGAGTCTTTAGTAAATTTCAATTGAGACAACAAAAAGGAGCGGTGTCTGGTATAAATCTAGATCGTGTAAATATGAAAGAATGGACTTGGGAGTTACAAGGCCAACTGTTAGAACAGTGCGACATTGTGTTGATGCCGGTGCAAACTGATAATCCAAGAACTGATACCAAGAGTGCAAATCGTGTGATTGACAGTTTGATATCGGGCAGATTTGTGATTACCACTAACTTGGCCAGTTACGAAGAGTTTGCTCCATACACTTGGCAGGGCGACTACATCGAAGGTATCAAATGGGCCATAAAAAATCCCGATCAGGTAGTTGATAGAATTACAAAAGGACAACAACATGTAGAAAAAAATTATTCTGCAAAAGTATTGAGTAACAAATTTATAGAAGACATTTCATATGCTATTAAAAGATAAGGTACAAAACTGCATCGAAAATCAAATACCGATTCGATTACATCTAGGATGCGGTCCAGTAAAATTGCCCGACTATCTCAATGTAGATGGTGAATATTGTGCCGAAGATCCAGACATTGTGATACATGATATTAGTGAAGTGTATCCTATACCCAATGATTCTGTAGATGAAATTTTATCCGTGCATGTAATTGAACACATTGAACGCTGGAAGATTCTCCCCATGCTGATTGAATGGCATAGAATATTAAAACCGGGTGCTCGAGCAGCCATAGAATGGCCTGATTTGTTAAAG